ATAAATAAACACTTTTTCATAATCTTTGTACTTTGGGTGTTCTTTTAACATTACGCCCATAAAAGCAGAGGTTCTTCCTCCACTAAACGTACTTACTAATAATTTTGGTTTACTCATAATCTATATTTTAATTCGTACCTCATTAATTTTGCCAACGCTCTAAAAAATAACAGTACATAACAACGTGTATGGTGCGTTATCATTAATCTTTCACTTTAAATTTATCAACCATTTTTTGAAGGTCCTCTTCGTGTTTGTCGTCTTTGAATCGTTTCTCTGCGGAATCCATTTTGTTTTGAGCCCTCTCTTTTGATCGTTCGCCCTCTTGCTTTCCTGCTAGGTGATTATCGAGCGACATGTTTGCAGCAACGGTCATACGGTTTTCAAAATACTCTTTAAATATTCCAATCACTTTAGCCATGTTGAGACTTTCATAATACTCGCCAAATTCCCCCGTCTTCATTCCCTTGAAAACTAGGTTGATGTCAGACAGATTAAGGTTCTTGTAGTCTTCAACAATTGTCATTGCGGTTTCGTCCATTTGCGATTCAGTTAGGGGACGTTTCAATCCTAGAGAATCATTCAAATTAATGAGCCAAATTTTTATATAAGCCTCTATGAATGAATCACCGTAAGCCCTTAATATGTCACCAACTGACGGGGCGTTCCCATTTAATGCAATAGCCTTTTTTACCGTTGTCACCTTCTTGAACAGTCTGAAGGCGTTACTCGGCTTGTAGGTCTCTAAGAATTTTGTCTTTGTAATCTTGACTGACGGTAGATTGTCGGTTGTTGTCTGAATTTGGTTGTTTTTCATTTGATTTAATTTCTTCGTTAAAAACGATTATGTACTTCACCCCGTCTTTGTTGTTTTTTCTAAGCTTGGTCATTGATAGAAAATTCTTTGCCCAGAAGTCGTGACCCCTTGTTTTTTTCACAATCATTTCGATTGAGTCAAACGGTATCTTTTCAATTCGATTCAATTTTTCAATTGTATCTAGCCAACTATTTTTTTTTGAAGGACTGTCTGGCTGTAAATGAGAAGGAAAGAAATCTAAACAATTTAGAAGACAAGCGTGTACCTCGCCAGAGTACACAAGAGACTTATCTTCTCCTTTCCCTTGTACTTTCTCTTTCTCTTTCTCTTGTACTTGTACTTTCTCTTTCTCTTGTACTTTCCCTTGTACTTGTTCGGTAGGGGTAGTTTTACCCCCTACGGTAGGGGTGAATCTTACCCCTGTCTTGTCTTCGTAACCCTTGACCTGACTATCAATAGAGTTAACTTGACTGATCCATGCGAACTTCACCATACCTTTTAAGTTGTTAGGCTTTACACCTAAGAACTGACGATCAAGCAATGCTTCAATGAACGCCAACTTATCTTCCTTTGGTAGCTCATTGAATACGTCATAGTAGGAACGAAAGAAGTTAAAGCCCTTTCTTTTGGTTAATTTCATTTTTAGACATAAAAAAACCCTTGTAAATCCTTGAGGGTCTGACTACTCAATTCATTACAAAGGTTAAGGTTAATTTCTTAGTGCAATGTCAGACCGCACAAGTGCAAATCTAATCAAAAAAAAACGTTTTGCAAATTTTTTAGTCTTATAGTTAATGAAACGACCTGTTTACAGATTGACCATTAACGAAACTGACGAAGGCATGGACTTTGTGGGCTTGGTAGATTCTCCCGCCCACCAAAAAAGTTGGATAACTATGTCTGGCACTCCAAAGAAATTTGAGAGATACCAGTTTGATGAAGAAAAGAGAATCGTCCGAGGTGTAGTTCTTAGCACAAACCAGCTAATCTACCGAAGAGACCCTGACGGCTACGAGTATGACGTTTACTTTACAAAAGCAGACTCAAAAAAAATACTCGAAATGTTTGCCGGAAAGGGTTATCACAACAACGTCAATTTTATGCATGACGCGAGCCAAAAGGTTCAAGACGCTGCGCTAATTGAGATGTTAACAATCAATGACGAAAAAAGTAATATCCCAGAAGAGTTCAAAAATCAGAACTTACAACCGGGGAGTATTATTTTCGCATATAAGATTAAAAGTGATAAGACTTGGAGCTTCATAAAAGAAAATGGTGCTGGTTTCAGCTTAGAAGGTTGGTTTCGAGAAGTAGAAGTGAAATTCAAAAGTAAAAACAAAAAAAATAAGATGAAAAAATCTTTATTAGAAAGACTTGGGTTCGGTAAAAAAGAACCAAAGCACGTCTTTGATTCAGAGAACAAAGACAAATACGCCGAAGCCACTGACGTGGACGGGAAAACAATCTCTTGGGATGGTGAACTTGCGGCGGGTACAGCAATTTTTGTTATGCCAGCAGAGGGTGAAGAGGACGCAGAGCCGACTTTAGCTCCAGAGGGTGAGATTTCGTTTGAACACGAAGGAACGCTTTATGTAGTGCAGATCAACGAGCTTGGCGAAATAGCATCAATTGAAGAGGGAGAAGGATTGGGAGACGAAGAGACAGAAGCAGCAATGAGAGCAATGAAAGCAGACTACGAAGCTAAGTTGGCAGCGCAGGAAGATATCATTGTAAATGTGGTTAAAGAAGTTGATGAGCTTTCTGAGTTTGTTGAACAATTAGCAGCAAAGGCGGGATTCAAAGTGGTTCCTGGCACAGGTGGTGACAATGTTCCAGCTTGGAAAAAAATGAAAGAACACAAAAAAAATAAATAAACATGTGGAAATTTGAATTTATTAGAGGAAACAAGTTGCAAGCCAAATCAAGAAAGGAAACTTTCGATTGGGATGTTGACGACTTAGGAGTTTATGTTGAAGAACAGTCTCCAGAAATGATGAAAGACTTGATCAATGAGGGAAGCCTTAAATCAAAGGTTAACGTAATGAAAAACGTTAAGGGTCAAGAAATAATTAAAATTATCAACTCAAATCCTTCGCTTCAGGCGGCTGCGAATTGTGGTTGGACTGCTTCAGGTGGTATGATTTTAACGGACAAGAAAATCACGACAGTAAGGGTGAAAATCCAAGAGGAATACTGTAATGAGGACTTGAACGAAACATACGCTCAATTAGAGCAAATCGCAGGAGCGAACGCTCAAGATGAAGGACCTCCTTCGTTTGCTGACGGAATGATGGTTTATTACCAAATGAGAGCGCAAGAGCTTGATGAAAATTTGATGGTAAACGGAGATACAACATCTCTTGACGGTAACTTAGTTCATTATGACGGATACAGTAAATTGTGGGATAATGACGCAGACCTAAACGTTGCATACGTAACAACTCCAGCTACTGATATTAACAACACGAACGGCTTTGATATTCTTATTGATGTCTTTAACCAGACACCAACGATTGTCAAAAGGCATTCAGCGCAAGTAAAGGCTGAGATTATTTGCGGATATGAAACTGCTAGAGCTTGTATTGATCAAACTTACGCGGATAAAGATTATAGCGCGGAATTCGAATGGAAAGAAGAAAACGGAGAAATCTCTTTTATCTTACCAACTACAAAGATGACTGTTCGTTCAATCGTTCAGCTTGACGGAACAGATAAAGTTTACCAAGTTTGCTATGGTTACATGTTCTACGGGACTGACCTTGAAAACGACAGAGACGGGTTCACTTGGAAGTATTCAGATTATGACGAAAAATTGAGATTCGGCGTAAAATGGAGATCTGGTGTACAATACATCTTTTCAGAGTATTTCACAAGATTGAGACTGACGCCAGCATCATAGTAATAACATTTAGAAAGGGGCGACAATTTGCCGCCCCTTTCTTTTAAAAACAAAAAGACATGCCAATTACTTTAGATGATTACGCGATACAATGCGAGGCTGAAAACGGAGGGGTTGAAGAAATCACTGTGTTTCAATTATGTGACAGGGCTACCTATGATGTTTCAAACGGCGAAATTACCGCTTTAACAATGAAGCCCGGTAAACAGGCTTACAGATGGACTCCAGACTTGGAACATGCGAAAGCAGACGACAACGGAACAAGGAACAGCGAAAACAACTCGTACTTCAAGACACACACTCTTATGGTTCAGTTTACTGATGACGAAGATGTGACGGCGAAACTTGCAGAGGACTCTGGAAGAGTGTTTCTTTGCGCTCTTGTAAAGTATGCAGTTCCAGAAGGTGAAACAGTAAAATACAAAGCTTTTGGTTTTTTCAATGGTTTAAGACTTACAACTTCAGAAGGGCCTGTTGGGCAGCTTTATGATGATTTAAGAGGTCACACTCTTAATTTTGAAGTGAAAGAATTAAGCAGAGCGTTGAAAATCTCAGACACGATTGTCGATACTTTATTGAATCCACCTTCATAAAAACCAATTAATTTATATTACTTTGGGGGACGGGATTTTCCCATCCCCCTTTTTTTGTTAGAAATTATGGAAAAACCAAAAGTAAAAGAAGAGTTTATCGGAACGACGACTTTCTTGAAGAACCTTGGGAAGGTAACTATTAGAGAAGATCATGCAGATATTCTTTTAAGAGAAGGGCATTTTAAGAAACTAGAAGGTGTCAAACATGTTGAAATGTTGAAACCAGTCGAAATTGAAAAGGAAGAGTCACTTGAGGATAAGTCAATTCACGAACTAAGGAAATTAGCGAAAGGATTAGAAGGGTTTAACCTATCTTTGAAAAAACCTGAATTAATCAAGTTGATAAATGATCCTGTTAAATAAGAATGCAACCAACGAGCTATTTATTCAGTGTGACGACATTCTCACTGTTGCCGTACCGTATTATTATTTCAGGTTCACCAATAGATTAAGCAAGAAACAAGACGTAATTGAATTAGTAAATGAATTACCCACAAACCAAAGGGTTGATTTGTTCACATTGATATTACCTACAGATTTAGACCTAAAAGACGGCGTTTATGCTTGGGAAGTGTATGAAAGCGACACCAGCGGGTTAACCACTATTACAGGATTAAACATGCTCTCAAATGGATCAGCCAGAGTGGAGGCAGTATTTACACCAAATGAAGAATATGAACCAGAAGGTACAGACACAGTCTACGAATAGTAGTAGGAGCAGTAGGAGCAGAAGTCGAGGAAAAGGAAACGCAAATGGTGCAGCTCAATATACTTTGCTCGCGGCTAAACCGTCGAACATCCCTACAGCTGAACAAAAGGTTAACTCTAAACTAAAAATTGTTTCGTGGGGAAAAAAGAACGAGTACCCATATTTCTTGAACTTCCTTTTTAGAAACAATCCAATACATTCTGGAATTATTCGCGCTAAAAGATATTTCACTGTATCAGGTGGCTTTAATTATGAAGGTCCGGATCAAGCTGGTTTTGATGAGTTCTTCAAAAACAAAAAGGAAAACCACAAAGACAAGGACATTTTCGGGATTACTTCCGATATTTCTTTGGATTACGAAAAATCAAACACGGGAATTTATAAAGTTCTATTCACTCAAATTGGAGATAAGGAGTACAGGAAAACAGAAAGGGTTCCTTTTGAGAAGTTTAGATATGAAATCGTCAAAGACGTAGAAAAGAATTTGGATTATATGACTGGAAACATTCGAGTTTCTGAAAACTGGCTTGATGACAAGGCGGTTGTTGAAGTTATAGAGCCATATAGAAAAAACGATTCGAAGCAAAGGGTTTGTTTCATATTATTCCAAGAAGAAAGTGGTCAGTCAATTGATGACATGAGAGCACAAGTATTAAATCCGGGAATCTATGCGGACCCTCCATACGGTGGAGCAATTACAGCTATTGACACAGGGATTCAAATTTTATCATACAACAATGCGGAGATCCACAATGGGTTTAGTTTAGGGACATTGATTTATTTAGCTAATGGCAAGATAAAAGACGAGAAGCATAAAAAAGATTTAGAGCGAGACCTTGGGGCTTCAACTACTGGGCCGCTTCAGTCTGGACGTTCCATGGTTATATATGGAAACGGACAGAACGAGAAACCTACCATTGACGCATTGAACGGGAATAACCTACCAGACCGATATAGCAACGCCAAGAAAGGCTCTGAAGAGTCAACAGTCCAAGGACACCTTTTCACGAGTCCAACGCTTGCAGGGATCAAGACAGAAGGTTCTCTTGGAGACGCAAAAGAATTAAAAACGGCTTACGCTATTCTTAAACAGAATTACATCAAGGCCCGACAAGATGAAATATTGAGTGCGTTGAATTGGATTTTCAACCATATCGCAGGAATCAAAGGAACTATTGGATTCAATGATGTAGAGCTTGAACTTCCAGAAGAGGAAGACACTAACCCAAGGTTCGAAGTTAATTTTGGCGACCAAAAGCAACAAGACACTATTTTACAAAGACTTGGAACATTAGGGCAATCAAGAGATAAATTCAATGTGGTTCATGAAGTGCCAATAAAAGGGGTTGAATTGTCAAACGACCAAATGTTTGCCGACTATAAAAGCCAATTTGCGGACTTACTTGAAAACCAACAACAAACGTTGAACCTCATCAATGAGGGGCAAGATTATAATTCTATCAGAAAGGCTTTAGAGATATCAGGGATGGATCTAGCAGCGATTTACCAGAAGTTACGAGCAGACGGGTTTATCACATCAAAGGGAGCTTTAACAGATCAAGGAATTAAACAAGTTTCTATTTCAGAAGTGGCTTCAATGGAAATCATGTTCGAATATAGAGAACGTCCAGGGGCTCCAGCACTTGTTGACGGGGGTAAAAGTAGAGACTTTTGTGTAGAGCTATTAAGGCTTAACAGATTATACACAAGAGAAGACATTCAACGAATTAGTGGAGTTGAAGGTTACAACGTTTTTTCATATCGTGGGGGCTGGTACACCAACCCAGACACAAAGAAACACGAACCGGGCTGTCGTCACGAATGGGCGCAAGTCATAACATTTAAATAATGAGTGTAAGTTTAGATATAACGTTTTTTTTATCAATCCAAACGTGGACCGAATATGGTTACACGAATACAAATACGGATGCTAAGAAATTAAAGCCAATAATTAAAGCAGTTCAACGAAACAGAATTGAACCTGTTATCGGAACAACCCTTTATAATAAATTGGTTGTTGATGTGAAAGCGGGCAACATTGCAGGTCTTTATAAAGAATTGATGGATGACCATATTTTACCAACTATGATTGCCTATTGTGATTATAAAGCAACATTCCACACAACCAACCAAATAACAAACAAAACAACCGGAAAGAATTCAGACGAACACATTCAGGCAAACGGAGTTGATGATAACAATGATATTCGTAATGAGATAATGAAAGACGCAAAAGCCTATGAGCGTTCAATGAAAGCTTGGCTTTGTGATAATTGGTCCGCGATACCAGAACTTTATGCAGCGGTTGATAGTGACATGCTCGCACAAACAATCAACCCGAACATAAAGAACACGAATGACTTAGGCGGTTTTATGAGTATTATATGAAAATATCAGTCAGTAAAAAAACAAAGGAAAAGGTCAAAAAGGCCGCAAAAAAAATAAAAAAGAATGGCACTAGAGGTAGACGTAACTCTTCGTAGGCTTGTTTGGGAGTTAAGTGAATGGGCCGACAAACACAAGCAATTGAACGACTTCGGGTATGGGAAATACTTAGAAGTGTTTCGTTCTTCTGGTCGTGAATATGCTGCCTTAATTGTTAACGCTCCAAGTTATACTTCTGATAAGTGGTATATAAACTTTCAATTTGAATTCATTTGCTTAGATTATGTACGAGACGAGCTTGAAGAAAAAGATCGCGTAAACTCTGACACAGCGCAAATACTTAGAGACCTTGAAAACACAATACGTTATTCAAATAGATGGAAAGCTTTCGCAAAAATAGAAAGCACCTTTAACGCACAAAAAATTGATGAATACGGAGCAGACAAAGCTTTCGGATGGCTTGCAACGGTCTCTATTAAAATCAAGAGAAGACACGGTATTTGTAATATAAAGAGTTTAATGCCTGAATACGATTTTGAGACGGGTGGTTCAGTGATTCCTTCTTGTGCTGCTGCCAGTTACGCAAACAGTGACGGTTCGTTCACGCAGTTAATTGCTTCAGGAGCCTCTTATGTTGCGCCAGATGTAACGATCACAGTTGACGGAACACCAAATGTAATACCGGCCAACAAGGACGCCTCATTTGCTGGGGCGGGCAGTCCTGTTGATGTGGAGTTTCAAGGGGTTCCAACTACAACCACGGTTCCGGCTGGGGACACGGTGGACTTCCAAGCGGTGGACGAAGACGACAATCCAATTGGCGCACTAACAATTGATACTGCGTTAATCAAAAAAGCCGTTGTTTATGATTCAAACATTTCAAATTCTGACGACACCTACTCTGTTGACATAGCAGCCGAAGACGACCTTGAGCTTCCAGACATTACACACACACAAACAGACGGAAGCCCAGAAGTACTGCCAGCTCAAACCCCTATGGTTTGTACTCCTGGGGGTACACCTATAAATGTATCGAATGCTCACAATACAGGCGTGACGGCTACTTTTATTCCAGGTAAAGATGACGGAGGCACTCAAAGAGGCAGGGGTTCAGGATGGGGTACTTTAGACTTTACTAACCCTTTTGGCAATACTGACAGATTCACTGATACTTTAGGCACTCAATTATATGCA